CGAAATCTTGTAATGTTTTAGTACATTCATCACGTGCTACTTCGGCAGTTTTTGTTTTATCATTGATTAATTCGAGTTGGTTTTTCATATCTTTTATTTCCAAATCTGATACATTAAGTAATTTAATATTTGCTGATTGTTTATTTTTACGTAGCATTAAAATTACACCAATTACAGAAGCAATAATTAAGACAATCACACTTATTACTAAAATTTTATTAAGCATTTTTGTATATATTTTATTCTGAAAAAAATGAAAAATAAAATATTAAATCTTTTATTTAATTAAAAGATTAATTATTATGACTACTAAAAATCAATTAATGTTTCATATGCTACTCATTCTATTGAGTATATTTGCAGTATCTTCAGTCGATATTCCATCATTTCTAGTCAGATTTGTCCTAATGACATTATGTGCGATTGTCACATCTTGTGTTACTCTTTATGACATGGTGTCATGTTTAATGCCAGTTCCAATGTTTTAGAAAAAAATGAAAATTTATTTATATTATCAATAATGTTATTTCTTATTTCATAAATAATGGATATTGAAGATTTAATACCGTGTGTAAAGGAATTATCGTCAATTGGTGATAATTACAAAAAGACGCTATTTTCATATTTGAAGAAAAAATGTATTGCTAAAGTTCCAACAAAAAAACAACTAAGTAAAATATATCATCAACTTTTAAAAACTAATGAAATAGAACAGAATGAATATTTGGAAAGCATGATTACACCAAGATCAAAAGCATCTTCAGGAGTTATTGTAATGACGCTGGTGATGATGCCTTCGCGCTTTTCGTGCAAATTTAATTGTTACTACTGCCCAAATGAACCATCGCAACCTAGAAGTTATTTGTCCAGCGAACCATTAATGAAACAAGCGCAAGATTTAAATTTTGATACAATTAAACAATTTTTTCATCGCGGAAAGATTATGTTTGAACGTGAAGGGAAAATGGATAAATTGGAAGTTATTTTGGTTGGTGGAAGTTTTTCTTGTTATGATATTGAATATCAGAAAGAATTTGTGACTGATATTTATTATGCCGCTAATACATTTCACTCAATGATTAGAAATGAACAAATCAGAGAAAAATTTGATTTGAAGACAGAGCAAGAATATAATGAAACGGCTGAATGTAGAATTATCAGTATGACACCAGAAACTAGACCCGATCTTGTAACTCCAGAAGAAATTATAAGATGGCGAAGTTATGGTTTTACTAAATGCCAAATCGGAGTTCAACATACGAATTACGATATTCTGAAGAAAGTTAATCGTCAATGTTATTATGAAGATACTGTTAGGGCAATTAAGCTACTCCATGCCAATTTTTTCAAGATAGATATACATCTCATGCCGAATTTACCATCTGCTACACCAGAAATGGATATAGAAATGTTTAAACAGGTTATTAATGATCCGGATTTACAAGCTGACCAATGGAAGATATATCCGTGCTCAGTGATGCCATATAGTCGTATCAAAGACTGGTATGAAGCTGGAACTTATGTTCCGTATCCTGAAGATGAATTAAAACGAGTAATCAAATATGCATTAGTGAATGTGCCACCATATATTCGTGTGAATAGAATTATTAGAGATTTTCCATTAAGTTCAGTTATAGCAGGAATTTTTAAAACCGAACTTCGCGATATTGTTATGAAAGAAATGGCAGAAGAAGGACTTCGATGTAATGAAATTAGAGCACGTGAAGTTAAAACCAATGATTATAATAGTGATGATATTGAATTAGTAGTTAGAAAATATTTTGCCTCTGATGGATTAGAATATTTCATCAGTCATGAAAGTAGGGATAGAAAAACATTATATTCACTATTGAGATTACGAATTAATTCAATTAATAATGAATGTGTATTTCCGGAATTAAAGAATGTTCCAGCCGTGCGCGAATTACATGTTTATGGAAAAATTTTAAAATGCGGTGATAAACCAAATAATGGCGAAACGCAACATCGTGGATTAGGCTCCGAATTATTAATGGAGGCTCAAAATATTACTAAAGATTGTGGGTATTCAAAAATAGCTGTCATATCTGGGGAAGGTGTTAAAGGATATTACAAAAAATTTGGATTTGTTGAAACAGTTGGAGGTTATTTAATTAAAAAATTGAAATAATTTTATTTATAAATACAAAATATATTATAAATCATCATAATGAACAAATACATATCATTAGATGAAGAACTTCCATCAATTCCGACAAAAACAATACCACAAAAAATTAGAGAAGTATTTGAAAATAATTCACTGACAATAAATTCCATCGAACATATCAATCAATACAATATTTATAAAATTTTAGTGAACACAACTGATTTAATAAAATGTAAAAAAATATTTAAAAGAAGATTTGAAGAAAAACCTGATTTTGAATACGAATATAATGGTTATGTTTTTGAAGCAACACCAGAATTAAAAAAACAAATAACAGAAAGTAATTTAATCTATATTTCATGTTATGACATAAATGATAAATTATGTTTTATAATTGGTGAAAAAGAAACTTGTGTTTTTACCAAAATTATACGTTCATATAAATATCATCATCTTCCATGTGAATTAAAATGGAAAGTCACTAATATTACACGATATACGTATTCGCGTGTTATGAATTATGAACACGGCGAAGTCATAATGTAAAAAATTGAAATTATAATCACATTATACTTATTTGTTTATTATTTAACTTAAAATGAATAATTATGCACAAAAACTTAATGAAGAATTTAAAAAAATCCAACAACAAGAAAAAGAAAGAATAACTGAAGAAATAAAAAGAAATCAAGAACTGCAACAGAAAATCGAAAAAAAGAATTTATTGAATGAAGAACAAGTAATTAATCAACTATCACAATTAATTACTACCTATGATAAAACAATTGGAACGATTGAATTTTCGGAAAATGGTTCAATGATTAAAGTTGTACTGAATAATATTCAAGTTCCGCAACACCACAAAAAAATTTTGAAATCACGATATATTTACGATACTAATATATTGTACGATTATCGTGGATATGTTTTAGACATAACCGATGAATTAAAAAGAAAAATATCGGAATTAGAATTGAAATATTTATGCAGTTTTGATGTGAATAATAAATTATGTTTAGTTTTAGGTGTTAAAAATAAAACTAATTGGAATAAAATTAAATCATTTTTCAATATGTACAATATTCCAGATGAGTGGTCTTGGAAAATAACTGAAGTAATCAAACAATAAAATTTATTTAATCGACCAACAAATTCCATTATAATTATCATACATGTCACAACCAATCAAACCAAATTTACCATCGAGAGATAAAACAGATGATAAATTAATCATTTGATAATACGGAAATTCCGTATGATTATACGAAATATATTCTTTATTTTTCGTTGTTAAAATTTGAACGAAATAATTATCAGAAGAATTAATACCAGTGATGAGAATAGTATTTCCATTTTCACACATACAACATGAAGTTATTTTTTTATTAGATAAACCACATTTCACGTGAGAAATTTTATCATTATCGTACATACATAATTTATTATCATAACCAAAAAGTAATTTTTCTCCACAAGCATTTAAACAGAAAGAATTTAAATTTCCAGTAATATTAATAGTTTTAATTTGCGTTATTTTTGGATTCTGTCGATATAATTTAATGGAATTAAAATCATTAATGGCAAAAAGAGACCCATCGAAATTGGTTGAGATTAAAGAACCGAAATTATCATTATCAGATGATAAACATTCTTTCAATGTAAAAGTATCATCATAAATCCAGACATTATTTGAACTACTAACAAATAAAGATTTTCCATTTAACGATAAAACAATATTTTTTCCAAAATATTGTGTATCTCCTTTTGTCGATAGGGTATCTCCCAAAGTAGATAGGGTATCTCCCAAAGTAGATAGGGTATCTGAAGATAGGGTATTTTCAGCAGTTATTTTTTTGAGTTGTTCCCAATTATCATTTTTAACAAAAATCCAACAAGCACCACAACCATCATTATCACCCGAACCACCAATAACAATTATATTGCTATTATAGTTAATCGCAACAGCAATTCCTTGAAAACTTTCTCCAATATTATCATAACCATAAATAGTATTAATAGGTGTGAACAAATTATGACTTTCATAAATACCAACACTACCAATACAATTATTACTTAAGAAAGAACCAACAACAACTGTTTTATTATTTCCACTAATAGCAAATGATGAACCAAAACCTGATTTATCATAAGAATTAATTTCTTGTAAATTCCAAGAAGGAAAAAACTGATTATTTTTACTATCAATAATTTTCCATTTATTTACATCATCTACGTAAATTATTTTTTGATGATTATTATTTTTATCGAGATAGAACGAACCAAAAGAAGTATTAATAATAGTTTCATTGAGTGATGGATACATTTGATAAATATCTTTAATTTCATTTTCTTTTCCATCCCCAATTGTTAAGAAACATTTATTCATATTATCAATCACAATATTACGATGTGAATAGTCATATTCAATATCAGATGAACCAATTTTATTTTTAACAAGATATTTATTAAATATTTCAATTAAATCATTTGTATCAGTTTCATTATCCATGGTTATTTTATGAAGTTCAACAGTTTGTGTTTCCATATTATTATTAATAGTTTCTGTTTGCGTTTCATCATCAATACATTGAACAATATCAGTTTGTATTATTTGGTCAAATAATATTTTTTTATCAATTAAAAAAATTTCATCAGTTTGTATTTCAATTTCAACATTATTTACAATATCAGTTTGGAATTCTTCGTCTTGATGAATAATAATATTTGTTTGCGATGAATTTTCAACATTGATAATTTTGTCAGTCTGAATTTCTTTATCATTATTTGAACGTTGTTTATGGTTTATATTTAATGGTAAAGATGAAGATATTTTTTTTGATTGAAAGAAAGATTTTAATCTATTACTTTCATTATTATTTACATTATTATAATGAACTAAATTGGTAATTTCCAATTGTTTATCAACCATATATTATGAAAATCATAAAAAAGATTAAATTTAATCACGTTCTACGATGAAATAAATTCAACGTTTGAAATAATGATTTTGGAAAGAAAGTTAAATAATCACTTATATAATACGGTGGTAGTGAATACATATACGATTTAACAGAATCTCCTATTGTCGATAGGGTATCCGTGACAGTAGGATGAAAATTATAAATGTAAGAAACACAAACTAATAAATGAGTATATATATAATACAATTCATCCGAACGTGAAATATTAGGATTACTCATTTCATCAATCCATTGACAAATAGAAATTATATTTTTAGGTTGTGCTTGAATAATGACATAAACAAATGTTGAAATAAGATAATCGATTTCAATATTTGGATTGTCAGTTGTTTTTAATGCTACAGTTATACTATTAAATGATTCATAGATGAAACATAATAATTTAATCGGAGAATCGAAATAATGAGAATCTAGATTACGTATTTCATTAGTTGCATTTTCGATTAAATAATATCGTTCTTGCGGTAATGTAATTTCTAGAAAAGATGGAGTCATAATTGATGAAATTTGTTGTATTTTATTATGAAAAAATATATCTTTTTGCACCAATGTATCAGTTATCCATAATGGATAAATTAATGACATAATTTGAGATTGGAGTTTATTTTTGTAACCTTCTTTTTGATATTTATTGAGATGTTGGTAATTGTTATTGATGACATTATTGATAATATCGATAGTATTCCAAATTTCATAAATTTTATTATTATCATCAGTTTTGATTAGATCTAAAATGCGAACAATATATGTATTTATTTC